CGTTGATTGTCATCATTTTGCATAGTTAAGAACGCTTATATACAGGCTAACTTTGCCATTAAAAATATAAGCGTATGAAAGTAGAAAAATTCAAGGTTTTGCTCTACCTCAAAAGGAGCGGATTGGACAAGTCGGGTAAAGCACCCATCATGGGCAGAATTACCGTAAATCGAACTATCTCACAGTTCAGTTGTAAATTGTCGTGTACTCCCCATTTGTGGAATCCCCGTGAAAGCCGACTCAACGGCAAGAGTAAGGAGGCTGTTGAAATCAATGCCAAGATTGATAAGCTGCTGCTTGATATCAATACTGCATTTGATTCCCTTATGGAACGAAAAGTTGATTTTGATGCGACCTCCGTCAAGGATACTTTTCAAGGCAGCATGAATACTCAAATGACATTCATGAAGATGATGGATGCTCTTCGTGATGAGATTAAGAGCCGAATAGGTATAGACAGAGCCAAAGGTACATATCCTGCTTATGACCATACTTGCCGTACCTTACGGGAGTTCATTGAAAAGAAGTTCAAGACAAAGGATTTGGCTTTTGGGCAGCTTACAGAACAATTCATCCATGATTATGAGAACTTCATTCTTGATGAAAAGGGACATGCTGTAGATACTGCACGCCACTACCTTGCCATCATCAAGAAAGTATGCAGAAAAGCCTATAAGGAGGGGCATTCCGAAAGATTCTTCTTTCAGCATTATGTATTACCGAAACAGACCGTCAAGACTCCCAGAGCATTGAGCCGTGAAAGTTTCGAGAAAATCCGTGATGTGGAGATAGCACCACACCGTACCACCCACCGTCTCGCAAGAGATCTGTTTCTTTTCGCCTGTTATACGGGTGTTGCATACATAGATGCCGTAACCGTTACCAAAGAAAACCTATATACCGATGAGGAGGGTAAGTTGTGGTTAAAGTATCGCCGAAAGAAGAATGAACTTCGTGCAGCCGTCAAACTTCTGCCCGAAGCCCTTGCGCTGATAGAGAAATACCACGATGATGAACGGGACACGCTGTTTCCCATGATTCACTATCCGAGCCTAAGGAACCACATGAAGTCTTTGGCTGTATTGGCAGGAGTCAAGGAAGATGTCAGCTACCATGTCGGACGCCATTCGTTCGCTTCGCTCATTACCCTCGAAGCAGGGGTACCGATAGAAACTATTTCCAAAATGTTGGGACATAGCAATATACAAACCACACAAGTATATGCCCGTGTAACTCCGAAGAAGTTATTTGAGGATATGGACAAACTCATAGCGGCTACCCAAGATTTCAAACTCGTATTATAACCATTAAACCCAAAATTATGAGAAGTACATTTTCTATCTTATTCTATATCAACCGCAGCAGAATCAAGACTGACGGAACAACCGCCATTATGTGCCGTATTACCATTGACGGAAAGAATACCGCCATAACCACAGGTATCTATTGCAAACCTGAAGATTGGAACACCAAGAACGGTACGGTACGCACCGTAAGGGAAAAGCTCAGATTGCAGGAATACCGCAAATATATCGAACAGATTTATGAAGAGACTCTACGCACACAGGGGGTTGTCAGTGCTAAGATTATCAAAAACCGTGTTACAAGGCAGTTCGTTGTTCCTACCCACCTGCTTCAGATGGGAGAGATTGAACGTGAACGCCTCAGAGTTAGGAGCAAAGAAATAAATTCGACCTCAACTTATCGCAGTTCCCAGTATTATCAGAAATATTTGGCTGATTATCTCACTTCTATGGGCAAAGAAGATATTGCCTTTGAGGAAGTGACAGACGATTTCGGTAAGGGGTATAAGGCATTTCTTGCAAAAAACAAAAATTTCAGTCCGTCACAGACCAATCATTGCTTATGTTGGCTGAATAGGCTTCTTTATCTTGCCGTAGATAATGAGATACTCAGAAGCAACCCTTGTGAGGATATGGAATATGAGAAGAAGCCCTCTCCCAAACACAAATATGTAACCCGTGATGAGATGAAAAGAATCATGGAAATACCTTTAAGTGACAGACGGGCTGAGTTGGGAAGACGAGCGTTTATCTTCTCATGTCTGACAGGGCTTGCCTATGCGGACATCAAGCAACTTCATCCCCGTCATATTGAAACGACAGCGGAAGGCAGACGCTTTATACGTATCAACCGTAAGAAAACGGGAATGGAAGCAGTCATACCACTGCATCCGATAGCAGAGCAGATTCTGGGCTTGTACAATACAACCGATATGCACAATCCTGTATTTCCATTGCCAAACAGGGATTCCATTTGGCATGAGATAAAAGAGATCGGAGTAATCTTGGGCAGAACCGATGATTTGTCCTACCATCAAGCCCGACATGGGTTCGGAGTCCTCCTTATATCCGAAAGCGTTGCAATCGAGAGCATAGCCAAAATGATGGGGCATTCCAATATCACCACTACCCAAGGATATGCCAAGATTACGGAGGACAAAATTTCAAGGGAAATGGATAAGTTGATAGAGAAAAGAAGTAAAACCAATAATAATGTAACTGTATGAAACGAGGAATCATAACAATCAATAACGGTGTGGTGGGTATTTCCACAGCACCCGTTTGGATGGTGCAGGAAGAAATAGCCGATTTGTTCAATGTCTATGGGCGTGATGTTCGCAAAGCCATCAATGTCATCTATAAGGATGGTGTGTTGTCTGAAACTGAAACAATGCGATACATCAAACTTAATGAACTGCGAAGTATAGACGCTTATTCGATTGAAGTGATTATAGCCATTGCTTTCAAAATCAACAGCAGACAAAGTGAGATTTTTAGACGGTACATGATGAATCGACTCTGTAAGAAGAATGATTGTCGGATAGTTCTATTCGCAAACGAATTTAGAAATAATGGTTCAATTTTCAATTAGTATTTCAGTTCCGTCACTCGCCCGTTTCCTAAGCTCGTCTGCAAAGGTAGTACAGACCAAGTTTGAAAGTTGAAAGGTCGGGCGACAAGTCGTTTCGGGCAGAATCTGCCTCCTGCGGAGAGTATTCAGCCCGAAAACCTTTCAACTTTCAAGCCCTGTACTCAACAATGCAGACGGCAACGGAAACAATCGACTGACGGAAAAGTAATAAACTTCAAAAAGAACAGCGTACAAACAGGCTCAATAATTGATAGCCGGATTTGTACGCTGTTCCCGTTTCTATATCATAGGAGGGATATTTTTTAGAGATAATCATAATTGGGCAGACGAGAAACTGCACTCCCTCCAGAAAAATAATTGATTACTTCTTCGCATAGCCCGTAGCCCGTCCTTTGCCGACCTTCTCAATGAAACCTGCCTCAAGCAATTCCTTCAAGGTTCGCTCAATGGTTGTTTCGCTAATGTCGGGGCAAAGTGTGGCAATATCCGATTTCTTGACTATGCCAAGCTTTTTCTCAAATACGGCTTTCACTCTATCCGCCTTTGATAATCTGCGATACTTCAAATGCTCAATGCGGTCTTGAAACTCATTATATCCTTTCAATACAACTCCCAAGTAATATCGTACAAATGAAGTGTAATCACTCTTGTCATTATGCCATTCAATGGAACTGTTCTGCAAGGCTTCATAATAGGTTTCCTTTGTCTTTTCTATCAACATTTCCATACTGACATATTTCCCTACGATATAACCGCTACGATAGAGCAACAGCAAGGTCAACAAACGGCTCATACGTCCGTTGCCATCATTGAACGGGTGGATGCAAAGGAAGTCAAGAATGAACATCGGAATCAACAACAACGGGTCGTACTCCGCACGCTCAATGGCATTGTTAAACTCATTACACAAATTCTCCATAGCCTCAGGGGTCTGAAACGCAGGAACGGGCATAAATCTTACCCTCTGTTGTCCATCTTTACTTGATTCTGCAATTACATTATCTGTATTCTTGAATCTGCCCCCTGTATCGCTACTGCTAAAACTATATAGGTCGCGATGCAATTGCAGGATATTGTTCGGACGGATAGGGATATACTCATAGCTGTCATGAACGGTAGCCAAAACTTCCCTATATCCTGCAATCTCCTCTTCGGAACGGTTACGAGGTTCTGCCTTTTCCATTACCAACGCTTCCAATCTCTCGTCTGATGTATATATACCTTCAATCTTATTGGATGCCTTTGTACTCTGAATCTTGGCTATATCCAATAATGCTGTCAACACATCGGACTCTGCTTCTATATACAACTCCTGCTTTCCTCTAAACTCATGCAATGAGGATAACATATTGACAATGTCGGGTGTCAATAGCTGCTTGGGAGTTTCCTTGTAATCAAATGTATGCATACCTTAATATTATTTTGGTTGCAAAGTTAATGCTTTTCTGCCTCATAAAAGAAAAATCTGCATCATTTCCACTGTTTATGATGCAGATTCTGATAAAATGATGCAGATTAAGTGTCTTTCAAACGATACGCCTCCTTGAATCCGCTCATGATTGTCCGTTGTACATCGGAGGTGCGATAGAGAATTTTGCCACCTACCTGGATATAGGACAAGATGCCGTTGTTGCGGTAATCCTGCAAAGTTCTTCGACTTACCTTCAAGATGTGGGCAACCTCTTTGTCGGTCAGTAGCTCATCGTTGAACGCACCCGGCTGTCGACTTTCAAATAGTTTCTCAATCGACACCAATAGTCTGTCGATGTTTGAGTGGAACATCTTTACCCACTCATGATCATTTTCTCTGATTTCATTGTTCATAGGCTTTAAGTATTTATTATTGTTATTTTACTCATTCCACTCGGTCAAATGGTTCTGCCTCGCCACTTGGCTTCCTTGCGTCTATCCTCCACAATCCTGATAATGCGTTCAACATCTTCGGGACGGTAGTAGGTCTTGTTGCCAATCTTGCTGAATGCAAGCGTCCCGTTATCACGGAGTGTCTGCAATGTCCTCGGACTGATACGCAGTTTTCTGCATACATCGTGGTTATCCATCCACTCGTCAATTTTCTTCTCACCGTGTCGGCGACAAAGGTTATCCACTCGCTGCACGAAGTACTCAAACTTGGCAGCAATTCCCTCAAAGGTTCTCTCTTCAAAACTGATGATGTTCATTGTTGTCAATATTTTGTTATACATATTTTTCTTGTTCTGTTGTTATTCCACTGCAAATAAAAGCAGTAAAAATCATACTGCAATGGGGGTGTCTATACGTGTCATAGGCTGACATATCATTGCATATTCGGTGCGGTAAATCGTCCCACTAAATCCTATCATATTCATCATTTCAATCATTTTTCTTTTCGCTGTCATTCCGTTTTCCGAGTGCAAAGAAATATAGGAGTTGTCATACCTCAATGATTCATCAAGCCTGTTGCAGTATCTGGCGTAGTTCGTGGCACTTTAACAGCCTATTGCAATGATTTTACTCACCAATCAGGTATAGTTATCACACCTATACACGGATTCCGTTTCAAGTGGCTGTCCGTTTCGGATCTTGTCCGGTACATTGTAGTTTGTCAGACCGATGCCTATCCGTCTGCCAAACTTTTGCCCGAACAGCCGAAACGGACAGCCACTAATCAGGCATAGCAGGATAGCGGACAGACCAACTCCCGATGTTTCGGCAGTCCGTCTATCCGCAATCAATATTAAACCCTTAATTTCTTCGATTAAGATTTTGTCCTCGATATTCCACTACTCTCCGATAATGGAGATTTTGAGCAGTCCGCACCATTCGTTTACCTGTCTAAGATGCAGAACTATACTTAATTGCCTAACCTGACCCAATCGTTTCATTGCCCCAATTATACACACTTATTTTGCTCACGACAATTGGTCAATGTGCGCACTGAGACCGGAGTGATAACCCTAAAAAAATGAAAACAATGGAAAGAAAAAATGTAAATCTCACAGACGAACAATGTCAGGAAATCATTGAAGAAATCGCGACCGCTTCACTTCACAGATTTGAAAGTGGGAATGCCCGAACAAAGGTAGAATCAAAGGGTACGGGAATAGAGAATTTCTCTGTTGACGACATCATGCCCGAACCTATCCCGTCAATGGCTAAGCGAGTCCAAACGGAAGCAGAAACTTCCGTTACAGAGGATCAGCCTGTAACGCCCACAATCCAACGCAGAGTAAGCAGCAAGCAACGCAAGCTTTCATTGGAGGAGTACCGTAGCACCTATCTGAAAGTACCCGTCATCAAAGACCGAAAGCCGGTATTTCTCAGTTGTGAGGTAAGGGACAGGCTCGATGATTACGTCCACAAACTCGGAGGTCGAAAGATGAGTGTTTCGGGCTTATTGGAGAACATCGCCCGTCAGCACATCGACACCTATGATGCCGACTTCGAGCAGTGGAGAAAGTTATAATGCAGGGCTACATGCCGTA